CGCTCCAAACCGCTACTGGAGTCGTTTGAGGAGATTTGCTCATTACTTGCAATGCAAACAAATTACACCGGTTTAAAGCTGATAATTTCTTTACCGTATTTACGTTCCGCACGTAGCGTGTCTGATGCTGATGTAAGTTTCTTAAGTACATCCATTCGTTTGTTGTAGTTTGATTCGTCTGTCAGTAGCAACAAACGCTTTCCAATAAGGTTATAAGTCTCGAATTTATTTGTTTCAATGATTTCCAAACTTGATGTGTGAGAACCGCTGAAACCAGCTAAGGCAATCATCAACTGCTGCATTGTTGATTTACCCGTTCCACCTGGGCCTACAAGGTGTAGGAACCTTTCACCCGCCGTATAGCCGGTCAGCAGCGCTCGACAAAAAGATTGAATCAACAGAGCTTGACCCGTATCTAGGGCTTGAGTTACCCATTTAAGAAACTCAGGGCATTTCGCTTCGGGGTCGTAATCGTAAGCAAGTTTGCTACGAAGATACAAATCTTTTTGCTGCCCCGCTTGAAAGTCAAAAGTTTCGCTGTCTAGTACACCGTTTTGAAAAGGAATGTACTTACGTCCCTTAGACCATATGCTGCGACGTCCACCATCGACGGATCTCAACAACTTGGCTTTAAGAATTTGAAAGACACTGCTTACCGTGGCAGAGTTGTATTTGGACATAACTCCAGCGGTAACAAAGCTGTCTAGCGCACGAATAATGCGCCGCTTGATATGTTGCTCATCTTGCGCATACCAGACACCCAAATCGTTGTCATAAGTATAAAATTGGTCTAGGTTGCTGTCGTAAATAAAATCATCACCCTGATTTGTGACAATGATGTCAGCTACATCGTTTTCAGAAAATTGACGATTATTAGTACCGTTTGTGTTTTGTAGGTTAATAAGCTGCGTAGGGCTTTGCGGCGTATTCATAGTGCTTTGAGGTGACGGTGTAGATGTAGATGTAGATGTTGTTGGGGACTGCACGATAGGACCTAAATTAAAGTCCTCAGCAGTCAGAATTGAATTAGTAGGAACTGCCCTGGTCTGTTTAAGAACTTCCCTGATTGTCTCGGGGACTTTCTGTTCGTATAAACCGCGATCTTGAGATCGGACTTTTTTCCAAGCAGCAGCGGCGCCTAAGTCGGAGGCTAGGGACACGGCGGGCAAGAGGTCCGCTGCCCCATGAATTGAATTTAAAATTCGATTAAATTTGCCATCCATATCGTGGGGGTAGTCGTAGATAGCATAGAACGCATCCTGTGCCACCGTCAAGGGGGACACGCATACAGTTACATTATTTGCCGCTACCCAATTCGCCCAACCTATAAGCTCTTTAAATACGGCAGCCATTGTGGAAGAACGGTCCTCCACTGGCTCTCCATTCAAAACTGAGCGGACAGTTTGCGAAACCAAACCTTTTAGTTCTAGTCCCTCCGCACTAATAGGAGTGTTCTGCAGAATGTCCTCTGGATCGCCACCAGTGCCTTGGTTGACTGACGGAAGGGAAGAGTATGCGCTATATGCTTCGTCTATCTTCTGCGATGGAATGAATTTATCTGTCTGGAGAAGAATCGCTTCTGGTGTTCTAGCCCCGTAGAAGAGATTGGGGCATTGCGTGGCCCTGATATCAAACCCCGGAATCTGCTTGCAGATTTCCCGCGTAAACCATTGGTAAAAACCCGCGTCAATAATCGGTTTTTCTAAACCAAAGACTAAACGAAACCGTGGCCAACCTTCCGCAGTCGAGGGCGAGTCATACGCAAAAGTAAGGTATTTTTTACATAGGTCTAGTTCAAGAGCTTGTTCAAAAGTTAACTCTTGTTTTTGAATTTTATCTCCTGCAGCATCCTTACCATCAGCTTGATTATCAATATCGACGATAATCATGCCAGCTTGAATTAAACCGGTGTTATTCCGTTGACGTTTTCCTTCGACTAAGTGCCACGCACATAACCCCGAACTACGTCCGATCTCTTCGGCTAGGTCGCTGATGGATATACATACAGGTTTCCAATTTTCATTAAAGGCTGTGAAGTTGCCCCCGGCTGAAATTTTGCCTGTGTTTTTATCTAAGTGGGAGGCGACCTTTTTGTTTATGGAGCAAATGTAGTTCATAGATTGGCGTAGAATGTTCCCTAGTATGCCCCGGATCGCTCGGGGCGCCAAGGGAAGTAAGCATTAAGTTCCAGCTTATCTCCTCTTCAGCCGGGAAAACCTATTCTAGTTTCCGTTCTGGGCCGCACTCTGCTGTTCGTAGTACTGTTTGACAACTTCGAACCAAGCGGCCTGGTCTTTCTCGACTTCTGTTTCCCCAAAAGTAAAAATTTGAGTATTAAATTCTTTTATTGCAGTCGTAACAATAATTTGTGTCTTTGAAATTTTAAGGCCTAGACAAGCCTCTGCTGCTGCTTTGTAAGCAGCTAGCTGAAGCTTTGTTTTCTTTGTTTTGAATACTCCCGAAATTAAAGCTTTTCGTGTTCGTTCATCAATGGGCTGGTCTTTCTTGGGGAACCTAGCTGCATAGGGACCATTACTTGTTTTAAAATCAGCCAATATAACTTCAGCATTTTCGTTCATATAAATAAGATCACAGCAACCGGCGTAGCCATGCCCCGTGGCTGAATCGTAGTAGTGGATACGTCCTACCCCATCGTTGCCTACATATTTTGACCAACGCGGCTGGTTAAAGGGTTTTTCAGACCACAGAACCCTCCCGCCTTCTAAAAGTTCGTCTAAAAGTTCAGGAACCCCTTGCCAGAAAGGATCGTAACGCTCAGGAGGAACGACACGCAGTCCGCGCAAGTAGTTTTCTACGCTGTTGTGTATCCAAGTTCCTCTCGTCGCAGCCTCGTCTGCTACACCAGGGTTTAGCTGGTTCCATTTAGCAAGTTTTATCTGCGTCTCTTGTGATTGAGTGGCCGTAAGAATTGAGGTTACAGATGGTAAAGGTTTGGGAACCCCGTCACAAATGTAGTGCCTTAAACCGTTAACCGTTACACGTGTGTCGGACACTGGTTTGTGTCAATTTGGATTTATTCTAGAACGAATTAACTAATGCGTTTGGACCTGACTGAGTATCATCATCGTCATCATCGTTATTATCATTGTCTTCATTATCTATGAAAAATTCCTGCTGCTGGTATAGATAGTTTTTATTTCGCTGCTCTAACTCGTTTAATAGGTACAGACCCGCTGAAAACGATTCTCCCACAATTTCTGCGCAGGTCTCTGCGTCCCTTGCGTTTCCGTGGTGATCGATGCACTCTGTTAAAAGTTGCTGGCTAATTAAGAGAGCAGATAATCTGTCGAGCTTTGCATTTTGCATTACCTGCAGCTCGATCAAATGTTCCAGCAGGGAATCTAACCGCCGTTTCATGGGCAGACACTTTTCGGACATTGCCACCCTACTTCAAAATCAATTTCTGTCTTAACGTCTGCTGCCCCTCCTTTTTGAAACACAAACCACGCAGAAGTTACAGAGTCTTTTAATTGCTTACCATCCGCACGAAAAGAAGGGCGAGGACTCAAAATAATTAGGTTTGTTAGAGCACTTGTTTTGAGAAAAGCTTCGCGTTTCCGCGTGGGCTCTAAAAACGTAATTCGATCTAGCAGGCAAACTCCTTTGCGAGCAACGGCTAGACCGTAGTCCGTAACCCAATCTGTATTTTCTTTTAATCCTTGTGTAATTGCTACCACCCAGTCCACATCGTTTTTATATTGCAACCACCATTCGGGATCTTGAACCACATTTTCCTGTGAGTTGTTGCGAGTTTCTGACAGTCCACAACGTTTTAGTTCTTTTGCCAGCTCGCCTGTATAGTCCGTCGGAAGCAAAATTGAGCCCTTACACAACTGCCGTTGGGCAATAGGATTAAATATAAAGTTTGGAACTTGGTAAAAGGACATGGACGGCGTTGAGAGCTTGGAACGATTACGAAGCTGGATGAGTCTAGAACAAGAGTTTCTGCATAAACAATTCTTGGCTCAGGCGGGGAAGCTTGATAAAAAAGAGCTTGTAGAAATTTTAGAGATACTTCATGCAAACTACCTTATAAGGGGCAGTTTATTTCTACGGCTTTCTAGGTGGTGTCAACGCCAAGGCTATCCTTTACCTGATGCAGACGAAATTACAAACCCAAATCAATAAAAAAGGCGCCGTAGCGCCTTCGTGTCCTCTGTTCGTCAGTATAGGTTAAAAGTCCAAACCTGCAGCTTTCAGAGCTTCTTTCTGCTCCTCAGTCAGTTCTTTCTTTTGAGCTTTCTTAGATGAGGGCGGCTCACTTTCCTCAGAAAGCTTCCCAGCAATCGCGGCTGATGGCGGGAGAGACGCAAAACTCCCTCCCTGAGTCTCCAGACGCTTCGGATAGGTCTCGACAAACTCCGATTTAAGCTTCGCGTGGTCCTGCCCAAGAGGTAGCTCGACCAGATTGCTAGAGGGGATAGCGCTACGAAGTGCAGAAGATACCAAATCTCCTCCATCGTTTTCCAACCAGGTAGCAATGTCTTGAATAAGCTTTGTTTCTTCAGAGCCATGTGTAGGGCGGTCTTTAAATTCCAAGGCATTGAAATTAATTTTCGCACCATCCGCTCCGGTAACGGGATCCCGCTCGTTGAAGCTTTTCGTTACAAACTTCGTGCTTGTAATGATTTCTCCAACATTGATACGGTTGTTGTAGAGCGTTTGGAAGTACGAAATAAAATTCTTCTGACTTGATTTACCAGAAATAATACAGGTAGATACACAACGAGGAGGCAGAAGACGGTGGCTAGGGCTAACACCGATAAAAGCAACCCGAATAAATTCTTCATGGGAGCGCATACCCAAGTTTCCGAAAAACGGGGTGAATCCCAACAGAACAAATTCGATTGGTATCCCGTTATCGTTTGCATCCGTGATCGCTGAGTCGGGATCAGTATCGGATTTCCAACGACGTGCTTGAAGATCAATTCGGAGACAGTGTGGGGGGATTTGACAGAGAATCTCATCAGCGGAAAATTTACCAGCAATGAAAACCATGAGTAGTTACCAGGTCAGAGGGAGAAATCAACAGAACCAATAGCAGCCGGAGATACCCGACCTTTTTCGGGATCGGCTGCCTTTTTAGGGGCAACCTTAGAAGCTTTTGGGAGGTAGAGAACTTTGTCTAAGTTGTAGTTAAGGTAAAATTTATCTTCTTTTTCGCTAGTGCTTACCTTACCTATTGCAATAGTAGGGGTACCGGGAGCCAGA